CGGGATTTATTACAATAGCAGTAGAGGCACAGAAGTAATGGGATTGTTTAATAATTCCTCGCCAGGTGTAAGGAGAAGAAAACCATTAATCATTGATTGGATTACAGATGTGCATATAAAATCATCTTCTACAGATAACCCCGAATCGAACGGAGCAATAGTAACGGTCAAATATATATATACTGCGGAAGACAAAATGAAAAACTTTGTAGACCTAGTAAATACAGATAAACCCAACATGGTACTATGTACAGGGGATTTAGTTGATGCCTATGTTGAGGATTTTCCTGTTTTTATGAATTATTGGAATAGTATTAATGTAGATAAAAAATATTTAACAGTAGGTAATCACGATATGTCATTTGTAACTACACCAGAAGCAGAATCTGCTTTGGGTGTATCTGCTAGAACATCAATAGCAGGAAGTAAATTTAATTATGCTTTTAGTATCACTGGTGGAGATGCATCGGTAAGAGTATTAATGTTAGATACAACAAATGGTGTGCATGAATATGCAGGAAGGTGTACTGCTGAAATGCAATCGTGGATACAGACTGAACTTGCTAATTGTAGCGAAAAAATAGTGTTAATATGTATGCATCATCCAGTATATCAATATGCAGTAGTACCACCTCAATTTGATGAAACAGAAGCACTTCAATTAAAAGCAATTGTAGAGAATGCAGTTTTAACAAGAGGGTTAACTGTATATGGGTTGTGCGGGCATCAACATGGCTTAACAACTCTTTGGAATACAGAATCATTGGGGGCTAGTTTTCTTGGTTTAGTAAACACTTGTGCTGTTGACCTAGAGAGTAGTTATTATAATAGGCTTAAAATATTTAAAAATGGTGCGATAACTGTAACACCAGTAAAAATTAGTTATCCATATCCTGTTTAATGTCGCATAAGGTTTCTTATGTGCAACAAGAGAGAGGGAGAAATCCTTCTCTTTTTTATTTTAAAATTTACGGAGGTGTAATATGGATTATTTACCAAACGTTAAAGCAGGTGTAGCAGGCATAATAGGAGTAGTTGGGGGAATAGCAATAGGACTACTCGGGGGGTGGGATATGGCTTTACAAACACTACTTATGCTCATGGTCCTAGATTATGGTTCGGGATTGTTACTAGCAGGGGTATTTCACAAAAGCAAAAAAACTGAAACAGGTTCTTTAAGCAGCACTGTAGGATGGAAAGGGATTTCTAAAAAAGTAATGACCTTAGTATTCGTTTTAGTGGGAGCACAGATTGATAAATTAATGGGAATAGATACTGTTAGATATGGCATTATCATAGCTTATATAGTCATAGAGGGAGTAAGCCTAGTTGAAAATGCTGGACTAATGGGTATGCCAGTACCTAAGATATTACTAAATGCAATCGACATATTGAAAAAGAATGAGGATATGGTTGTGCCTAATCCTTTAAGCGAAATATATGAGGAAATAAAATAATGGATTTATTAATTATTGATGCAGGACATGGAGGTAATGACCCAGGAGCAAGCAAGTTTGGATATGTTGAAAAGGACTTAACTCTAGTAATTGGTAAAAGGGTTCAAGAACTGCTTAGCATATATAATCCTCATATCACTAGAACAATAGATAAGACTATAGAACCTAATGATAGAACAACTTTAATTAGAGATAAATATCAATACTGTTTATCAATTCACCTAAATGCAGGTAATGGCAATGGTGTCGAAGCTATACATTCAACATTTTCTACTAAGGGTAAAAGAATAGCCGAATTAATTACAAATGAATTAAAGGCTACTGGATTGCCTTTAAGAAATACCCCGGTATTCTCTAAGACTAGAAGTGACGGAAAAGATTATTATTATATGCACAGAGATACAGGCAATACAGTTACGGTTATCGTTGAATGTTTATTCTTAGATAATGCAGATAATATAAAATTATTGAATGTAGAAGCAATAGCTCAATCTATTGCTAAAGGATTTAAAACTTTTATAGAGGGAATTGTAAAAGTAGATAATCCAACTAACAGATCTAAATATTATAAAAATGGGGATTCGCATATAATTGAAACTACTCCTGGTAATATAGATATTAAAATAATAGGCGATACTTTAAATGTAGTAGGATTAAATGGAATCAATGGTACCTTCTTTGATACTCCAAAGCCTGAGTTAGCAAATTCATGTTGGGCTATAGCTACTAATGAAGGTAAGGCAATAGGCGGTAATGCAATGTTAGTATCTTATAACAAAGATATTAAAAGAGGTACTATTGTTTATGATGATGATGGTAGCATAGAAATAGTAAGAGTAAATAGCATTAATGAATTTAGCAAGCCTCATAGATGGTCCATAAGTGGATATTCCGTTTACCCTTATCTAAATTTTGAAGAAGAAAAAATGTCAGGTGGAATTAATTATAAAACAGCTCATACCTACATTGGATTTAAGGGAAATAAAATATATCTAATAGTAAAACCAAATCATTTAATAAAAGAAATATTGCCTTTGATTAAAGATTTAGGACTAGAAGGTTGCATAGTTTTAGATGGTGGAGGTTCTAGTCAATTAAAGCATCCAAATGGGAACTACAATTCAAGTAGAAAAATAAATAGTGCGGTGATATTGAAACAAATTTAGGCTAGGGAGAAATCCTTAGCCTTTTTTTATTTCTATTTGTTAGTTACCGTATAACTGACAACGTATAGTCTTTATAGTAAAGAGATTTATTATATACCAATACACTTGCTTACCTAACATAACAAAACCTCTTAAATAGCCTTTAAATGCCTTTAAAATAAATAAAGGATATTTATAAGTTGAAATAGAATAATCCTCTATACGGAGGGGATAAAATGGTCAAAAATAGGTTACTAGAGATAAGATTAAGGTTAGGATATAAATTTCAAAAGGATTTTGCGGAGTTTTTAAGTTTGAGCCAATATCAATATAACAGATATGAACGAAATGAAAGACAACCAAGTTTAGAAGTAGCATTAAAAATATCAACTAAATTAAATACGGATCCTCGAGATATATTCTACCTAGATTAATTTCTAGGTATTTTTTTATTTATTTTTATAGGACAGACAATATATAATCCACTATGGCATATAAATAAAGTAATCGTTAAGTTAATCGTTTAGTTAGTAGTGGTCAACGAACATAGTACACCTGATAGATTAGATAATCATTAGATTATTAAATTGGTATAGGGCGAGAAATAGAAGGTTAAAAAAGAAAGGGAGAGGGAGAGGTAATAATAAAAAAATAAAAGGGGTGTTGTCCATGTCCAGCATGTTACCAGGAGGAGACAAACTACCTAAGACAAAAGGGAAACAATATGATATTGATGCAACATTGACCGCAGTAATAGGAGGCATAGCCATAGCCAAGCTAGGAGGCATGGAGACATTAGGATATATGGTTGCTAGTGTTGGGTGTCTATCTACTATGATGGAGGTTAGGAGACTATTTAATCCTTATAAGGCATTGTTCGAGAATTGCAATCTTAAAGTAGGTAATCAAGTACCAAGATATATTAATAAAAAGGCAACTAATTATGGCTACTGTTTAACATTTGCTTTACCTTACGGAATGAGTACAGATGATATAGAGAAAAAGAAACTTGCAATAGAACAATATCTTAATAAAAGAATAGAGATTACTTACAACAACTACAAGGTATTTATGAAAGTATACGAAACCGAACTTGAAAAGTCTCCTGAGTTTAGAATAGTACAGACAAAGAATATATTAGAATTCGCCATAGGAGTAGCCTTTGGATACAAGATTATAACAGTAGATTTAGCAGAGGCGGTACATCTATTAATAGCATCCGAAACAGGCGGAGGGAAAAGCACATTACTAAGAGGGATAATTACACAGTTAATTTTATCAAAGAAGAATATTTCTCTTTACCTGATAGATTTAAAAGGTGGAATTGAATTTAGTGTATTTAGGAAATCGAAGGTTGTTAAAAAGTTTGCTAGAAATATCAAAGATGCAGAAGAAGTTTTATCTTTTCTACTTTTAGAAATTGATAGAAGGTATGATTTATTTTATGAAAATGATGTAGTTGACATTAAAGAATACAATAGACTAAAGAATGTAAGGAAATTAGACTATAAAATTCTAGTAATTGATGAATTTGCAGATTTACAGAATGAAAAAGGAAGTATATCAATAGTTGAAACTTTAGCTGCTAAGGCGAGAGCTTGTGGAGTGCATATGATACTGGCAACTCAAAGACCAGATGCTAAGATTCTAAACGGAAGAATTAAGGCTAATGTTCCATGTGTTATAGGACTAAAGACTAAAAATGGATTAAATTCAAGAATTATAATTGACGAAGAAGGACTAGAGGATTTACGAGGATTTGGTCATGGATTATTATGTGATAGAGGGATAACTGAATTTCAATCATTTTACATAACAAATGAAGAAGCAAGAGACTTAATTAAACATACATACGAAGAAAAGAAAATCGAAGTAAAAAAAGTAGAAGAAGTTAAAGATTTTGGATTCTTGAAGGTGATAAAATGATAGTCACTGATAGAGATAAGAGAGCGATCCAATTTATAGCTGATTATAAAATAGCAACAACTCAAACTATATCTGATTTATTCTATCCATGTTTACGAGTAGCACAAATTAGATTAAAGTTGCTTTCAGAGAATAAACATTTAAAAAGAGATAGAGATGATTATACAAGCCAATTTTATTATTATCTAAATAAGCCTAAACAGATTAGACATAGTTTATTGATAACGGATTTTTATAGAGAGTTTAGCAAGGTTGCAATAATAGAAATGTTTAAGATTGAATTTGTAATAGAGGATATTAGAGCTGATGCTTTCATAGCTTACGAAATTAACGGTAAAAAGGATATTGCTTTCCTAGAGGTACAGGTTTCCAATACTCCACTGGATGTAGATAAGTATGAGAAACTAAATAAGTCAGGTAAATTAAAGAAATATAACTTTCCAAAATTTCCTACATTGTTCGCTTTAACGAATAAAACCATACCTAAGACTAATCTGAAAGTAATAAAAATCAATGAAGATACCTCTAACCTATTATCTATAACAACCTAGTAACTAACAAATGCCTTTGAGTATATTACAGTTACTAACGCCACAGTTATCCACAATATAAAAATATGCAAAAACAAATCCCTTAGACACTGATGTTTAGGGGATTTTATTATCTAACATACCTATGAAATTGTACCAATTCTTATATATAACTAACATGAAACTATCACATAACTAACAAATAATTATTCTAATAAATCTATTGCTTGCTTTAATTGTTCTATATCTTTATGAGTATATATATCGGCAGTAGTAGCATAACTTGAATGGCCTATTATCTTTTGTATTGATTTATGATTAGCTCCTACTTGGTCCATAAGACTAGCAAATGTATGTCTACAATCATGGGGATTATGTTCCATACTTAATTTATTCATTAATGGTTCCCAATGTTCCCTTTTGTAATTGTCATACTTATAAGGCTTACCATTTGCCCTACTTATTAAGTGCTCGTGTCCTTGATTAAATCTAGCCTCTACAAATGATAATATCTTTTTGCTAATAGGTATTACTCTATCCTTTCCAGCCTCAGTTTTAATACCACCGATAATAGTTCTATTAGCTATATCTACATCAACATTTTTAATAGTCATTAGTTCTCCTATCCTCATTCCAGTGTAGATCATAATTAATATAGTATCAACCATATTAAAATCTTCTTCATTTACAACTTTAAATAGTCTAGCAATTTCTTTACTGGTGAATATCTTTCTATTACTTTCATCTTTCTTCTTAGGCAAAGTTACATAGTCACTATAATCCTTACTTACAATATCATTAGCCATAGCATAAGAGAATAGCTGATTAAATAGACTTCTAATACTTTTTAATGTTGAATGACCTCTAGGGTTATTGTTAATTATATCTTGTAAGTCCTTAGTTCTTATATCCACAAATCTTACATCATACAAAGGCACACAAGAGCCATAGGAGACATTATAACTATTGATTGATGACTTGCTTACCTCTTTATACTTCTGTTCACTCCATTGCTTAAAGACTTCACTAAATGTAATCTTAGATTGTTCAATAGAAAAAGGACTTTTATTATATTCAGCTAAAGCTAATATAGCATCTTCTCTTTTTGCATAATATCCTATAGTTTCATATAGTTGTTTACCTTTTTTAGAAGCAATGTCTTGTAATCCTTTTTCATCATAGTTTATATTTTCATCAAAGTTTATATCTTTTTTATCCCATCCAATAGTCTTTCTTACTATCCATGGTTTCCTCCTATTGCCACTTAATTTATAAACAGAACCATATCCATTTGCATTTCTCATTAGTTATTCTCCTTCTTTATATTACATTTGTGTTACATTGTTAATATTCGACAATAAATGTCATAATATTCTTATAAATTATTAGACGCGCTAAATATATTTGTGTTATATTGTAATTAGTTAATATATTTGCTTGATTTATCCTATTCAAAAATGGTAATCTAATTAAGAACATGAACAGATGTTCTTGTGACAACGGAGGCGGCTTATGGATGAAGAGAGGTTACGATTAGTAAATGAATTTGTTGCAAAACTTTCCAAAGGGGAAAGGAAAACAAAATTAGCTGAAACAATTAGGTACATAACTAAAAATCTAGAAAAAGAAAAGCAGTTAACTTAATAGTTAATTGCTTTTTATATATTGTTTATCTCATCTAGCTTTAAAGCTTTAACTATCATTTTGGCAATATCTTCGTTAGATTTGCCTTTTATATCGTAGCCATATTTTGCTACTTCCTCACGGATCTCTTTTATAAATTTATCCGCATCAGGATATTTTGTAGTTTCTTTTCTTGAATTAACATTCCCTATTAGATAGTCTGTACTAACATTAAAATATTTAGCAATCTTCTCTAGCACATCAATATTAGGGATTCTTTGACCGTTCTCATATTTAGATAGTGTTGATTGGGTAGTATCTAAATGTTTAGCCAAATCTACCAAGACCACATCCTTTTCTCTTCTTAACTTTCTTAGTCTTTCACCAAATATATTATCCACTTTGCATCTCCCCTTAAATCTTCCCAATACTTATTATACCTCATTGGAATAAAATAATACAAACTTTATGACAATATTAAAAATAAATATGAAAATAGGTGTTGACAATTATATTCAAATGGAATTAAATAGTCTTAAGAGGAATATATTAGAAGTTGAGGAAAAAGGAGGTGACAATATGGGAGTTAACTTTAAGTTAAGAGGTGCAAGAGCTGAGAAAGGTTTTACACAAGGAATGTTAGCCGAAGCCATTGGATTATCAAGGTTTGGTTATTTTCAAAAGGAGAAAGGTATCAATAGCTTTACCGAAATAGAGATAAAAAGAATATGCCAAGTGTTAGAAAAGAATGTTACTGATATTTTTTTTAACTAGGAATATGCCAATAAGATATAAAGGGAGTGAAGTTATGTCACATATAGAAAAATTGACAGTTAAAGAGGCAGCAGAAACCATAGAGAGAATTTTAGAGGACAAGCCAATGACTACCAGGACTAGAATATCAGTTAAAGAAACAGCTCAATTAATGGGAATATCTGAACAGTTTATAAGAATAGGGTTGCAAGAGAAAATATTACCCTTTGGTACTGCGGTAAAACTATCTACTAGATGGACATACCATATTAGCCCTAACCTAATAGAAAAATATACGGGGTGCAGAGTAAATGACTAACATACAACTTTACTTTAAAGGCTTAATAGGTATAGCAGACAACTTTTGGCCAGTATTTATCTATATCATAGCAGCACTAATTTTTTATGGAGGACTGAGAAAATTGAAAAAAAGAGAATGGAAGAAGCTTCTAAAAGGATTAACTCTAAAAGAATTTATAATGACTAGTTTATTAGGTGGTACTAAGACTTTAATTTAGGACGTTAAATGTTTTTTATGCGACGTAAAAGAAAGGGAGAGTGAATAATGGAACTTGATAGAATTTATAATATGGATTGTTTAGAAGCTATGAAAACTATGCCTGATAAATACTTTGAATTGGCAATAGTAGACCCTCCTTATGGGATAGGAATTAACCACAATATAGGTAGAAGAAAAGGTGATAAACCAAGTGATTATAAAAAGGTTACATGGGATAATGAGCCTCCAAGTAAAGAATATTTTGATGAATTATTTAGGGTATCACAAAATCAAATTGTATGGGGCGCTAATCATTTCATAAGCCTATTACCCTATGATAGTCCTTGTTGGATATGTTGGGATAAGGGTTTTTCACCGGATGTAAGCTTTGCATCGTTTGAAATGGCTTATACAAGTTTTAAAAGTGTATCAAAGAGAATAGCTTTGACTTCAATACAAAATGATAGGATACATCCTACACAAAAACCTATTAAATTATATAAATGGTTACTGCAGCATTATGCAAAAGAAGGAGATAAAATATTAGACACTCACGTAGGTAGTGCAAGTAGTATCATAGCTTGTTATGAAATGAATTTTAACTATATGGGGTTTGAAATAGACAAAGAATACTTTGATAAAGCAATAGAAAGACTTGAAATAGTGAAGGCTCAAGTAAGTATGTTTGATTTAGGTTAGTGTCGTATAACAAGTATTAAACGAAGGAGGACAAGCTAATGGATAACAGAGCAAAGTATGAAGTAGTTTATGATGTCCACAGTGAAGATTATCAAAAGTATGCAGTAAGGTCATTTACTAGGACCGAAGCTGAAGCTATAGAGCTATCAGATATGCTAAGACAATGTGATGTATATAGCAACGTTAATTACTATGAGATAGGAGGACAAGCAGAATGATAAGAAAATTTAGAAGAGATAGTTTAAGGAAACAAGTAGGTAACGATAATTTAAAAAATGTTTGGGAGAGATTTCAACAAAAGAAATATGGTTGGAAATGGTTTAGAGTTTGCATGAAGACACAAGGGAGGGAAGCCAAATGAACGATTTAATAATAACAACCAATAGCTTTACACCAGCAAAGGTAGATTTTAATTATCAACAAATTTCAGACCAATTAGAAATAGTATTAGAAAAATATAAAGGTTTAATATTTACCGAGGAAACAGTTTCAGATTGTAAGAAAACAATTACTGATTTAAGAAAGGGTCAAAAGTCTTTAGAAGATTTTAGAAAGGATACTAAAAAGAAATTAACAGAATCAGTAACAGAATTTGAGAATGATTGCAGATTACTATATAAAAAATTTGATGAAGTAATTAATCCTCTTATTGAACAATCAGACTTCTTTGAAACAAATCGGAAAGAAGAAAAGAGAGAAGCAATCCAATATTTAATAGATAGATTTAAAAAGGATTTACAGATAAATGATAAATTTAACAAACCTTTACAAGTAATAGAATCTTACCTTAACAAAAGTAAATCAATGAAAAGTGTACAAGAAGAATTAGAGTTCATAGCTAACAACTGTAAGAAGGCTCAAGACCAAGAGGAACACGATATAGAGTTAATCACTAGCATAGTTACTAAAACTAACACAGATGATGAATTGATGCTATCAGACACATCATATACAAGATTACTAGATTTCCAAAGTGTAGGAACTGTAATATCAAAAATATATGAAGATGCTAGAAAAATGGTTGATGCTAGAGAAAAAGAAAAGCAAAGAATTGAAGATTTGAGAATACAAAAAGAATTGGCTGAAGCTAAATTATTAGAAAAGCAAGCTCTAGAACAAGCTATGAAAGAACAAGCTTTAGAAGAAGAAGAAAATAAACTAAGAGCAATTGAGTTAGAAGAGCTATTTGACTTAACAAAAGAAGAAGAAAGCGAAATATTTATTACAGTATACGAAGATGAAATTGAACTTCTACCAGTAGAAATTATTGAAGAACCTAGAACTGAATTATATGAGATTAAAGGTACAAAGGCAGAGCTTGAAGCACTAGAAGAATATCTAAATAACAATGTAAATGATTGGACACTTATATCTAAATTTTAATAGGACAAGTTATGCGGGTTAAGGAGGGCTGATGTCTTGAAAAAACTAGTTGCCAAAAGAAGGTTAAAAAACGGATGTTGCCAATGTAAGAAGCCAATATTGAAAGGTCATGTTTACTACAAGAAAAGGACTGTATGCACTGAAGAATGGGGAATATGGAGTTATGCAATCACCTATTGTCCTAAATGTAAGCATAGAAATGAAAATAGAGATTTAAGGTTTAAAAAGTTTAAAGAAAAATGTAAACATCCAAAGGAGTTTATTGATGAAATCTGGACTAATATGCCAGGAGAAGCAGTAAAGGAACCTAGCCATTGTGAGTGTAGATTGTGTGGAAGTTATCTTTAATATCAAGAGTTAATCGAAGGAGGACAAGCTGATGGATATGACACAAGAGTTTGACAAAATAATACTACTCAATAAAGAGATTATAAAAAATGGTAGTCGTAGTGACCATATAACAGACTATACCTTCAAAAATACTTGTTTGGAATGTAAGGTTCTAATTTTAGAAGTACAAAGATTAGAAAGGGCACAAAGCGTACAGAAAGGAACTGAGAAGTGGCTTGAATGTACCCATGAAGTAAGAGTAATAGATGAAAATAAAATTGTTATAAGATTTGTATTTCCATATTGCGGATAGTTAGGACAAGTATAGGAGGACTGAATATGAAAGGTAAAAAGTTTGATGCACATGAGAAACACTTTAAAGCAAAAGAAGATAAACTCAATAAGCGAATTAAGTTTTTAGAAAGACGATACCAAGAAGTTTGTAAAGAGAGCTTATATTACAGTATGGAGAATGAAGAACTAATTAAAGAAAATACAGATATTAAAGTGAAGTATGAAAGGTTGTTGGAGTATTCTAAGTTGACTGATATAGAAATAAAAGAAGCACTTAAAAGAGATAAGTCGGTTAATCAATTAGCAGTAGCATTAAACGTAATAAATACAATATCAAAGTATTAGATAGGAGGCTATCAAATGGATTGTGAAAACTGCAAATACTATAAAAAAATCAATCAACATTGTGGCTATTGTACTGTGTGGGAAGAGCAGATGAAAGCAAGTGATAGTTGTAATGATGGAGAAGAATAGGAGGATAAGATGAGTAAACCACTAACTGGAATGGGTGAAATAATTAAAATAAATGATAAACAATATCATATCCAATGTGTAACTTGCTATCAAGGGAAAGTACCTCACAAAGAATTTGAACTAGGATTAAAAGTTGGGATTGAAGTTAGAAGGATGTCAGACAATAAAGTCTTAGAGTGGAGCGATATAAAAGGTAGTTATTTAGCAGAAAAAATAACAGATTTTGTTGAAAATTCTATAAATGGTCAAAGAACTTTTTATTGGGATTGGAGGAAAGAAAATGAATAACTTAGATATTTATAACAAAGTAAGAACTGTACCAAATGAAGCTAAGAAATCAATCGGTGGTGGAAGGCTAAAGGGTATGACAGACATTAACCCTATGTGGAGAATAAAAACCCTTACAGAGCAATTTGGACCTTGTGGATTAGGTTGGTACTATGACATAGAAAACGAGAGATTAGAAGAAGGTGCAAATGGTGAAAAGGTAGCATTTGTAAGAATTAATCTATATGTAAAGTTTGGAGATGTATGGAGTAAGCCAATACTTGGAACTGGTGGAAGTAGTTTTATAGCAGACGAAAAGAACGGATTATATACCTCGGATGAATGTTTTAAGATGGCTCTTACAGATGCAATATCAGTAAGTTGCAAAGCATTAGGAGTAGGGGCAGATATATATTGGGATAAAGATAGAAGCAAATTTGATGTAATCCCTGGTGAAACTCCTATTAAAAAGCCTTTAGAAGTACCAAAGGAGATACCCTTGGAAAGTTCCAAAACTAACACTGTAGAAGGTTTAAAATGCAGTGATTGTGGAATAGAAGTAACTCAAAAGATTTATGACTATAGTATGCAAAAGAAAGGTAAGGCTTTATGTTATTCATGCCAGAAGAAATAAGGAGGATTAATTATGTGGGAATTATCTATAGAACTTGAAAATTGTACTTCAAGTTTTTACTTTAAACAATATAAAGAATTAATGGATTTTATACAACGACACCAGAAAGCATCAAATTGTACTAATTACAAATATACATTGTGGTTTGAAGAAAACTAAAGAGGTGAATAAATGGCTGATGTAAAATGGATCAAAATATTAGTCGACATATTTGATGATGAAAAAATATTATTTATAGAGCAACTACCTGATGCAGATTCAGTTATTGTAATATGGTTCAAACTCTTAACTTTATCGGGAAAGATTAATAATGGTGGAGTAATGTTGTTTAGAGATAAGATTCCATACACAGATGAAATGTTGTCAACTATCTTTAGAAGACCAATTAATACAGTAAGGTTAGCAATTAAAACCTTTGAAACCTTTGGAATGGTAGAGATAGTTAATAACACAATCACTATACCTAATTGGAGTAAACATCAATCATTAGACCAATTACAGACTAAAAAAGAATACATGAGAACATATATGCAAGATTACAGGGAGAAACAAAAGCAACTTGCAGAGGGTAAAGAAGCTTGTAAAACTAACAGTAAAACTAACAGTAAAGCTAATGTTAGCTCGCTAGAAGTAGAAGTAGAAGTAGAAGAAGAAGGAGAATTAGAAGGAGATATAGATATTATTGTTAGTGAGTGGAACAATTTAGGATTAACTCAAATTAAATCAATTAAATCTAATAGATTGAAAATGGTACAAGTAAGAATAAATGAATATTCATTAGCTGGAGTGGTACAAGCTATTAGAAATATTAGTACAAGTAGTTTTTTGAAAGGACAAAACGATAGAAGTTGGATTATAACCTTTGATTGGTTTGTAAAACCTAACAACTTTATAAAAGTATTAGAAGGAAATTACTTTGATAAGGAAAAAACTAATAAACTTAAAAAATCAAGTAATCCATTTTTAGAAATGATGCAAGACGAAATAGACAAAGGAGGATATACAAATGAATAAATTTGAAACTATAGGAATAATGGCAATATTAAAAGAGGCTTATCCAATGTATTACAGAGATAAATCAAAAGAAGATTTGAATGTAGCTGTTAGTCTATGGCTAGAAATGTTTGCTGATGATGATATAAATATTGTGAAAGCATCTATAAAAGCATATATAGCAAATGATGTAAAAGGATTTCCGCCAGTAATAGGACAAATTAAAAATAGTATGCATAAATTAACAGAGCCTGCTCAATTATCAGAGATTGAAGCTTGGGGATTAGTTAGTAAAGCTATAAGTAATAGTTGCTACAATGCTTTAGAAGAATTTAAAAAGTTACCTCCAATTATTCAAAAGACAATAGGTAGTTCCGACAGGCTTAGAGAGTGGAGCATGGTGGAGATAGATACTTTGCAATCGGTAATTTCATCAAATTTTATGAGAAGTTATAAAGTTAAATCACAAAATGAACAAGAATATCAAAAACTACCTAATGATATTAAACAATTAATCAGTAGGACAACCTTGCAATTAGGAGGCGAATAGATGAATAGAAAACCTAAAGATTGTATAAATTGCAGATTTGAACTCGGTAGATGTAAATTTAAAGGAATTGATAACAGGCAACTTAGAAAACTAAATAGAACGGCTGATAAATACGGAATATGGGATAGATTTTATTGTAAAAATTATAAAAAAATAAGGAGGTCGAATTTATGAAAGAGTATGCACTCTACAAAGGCGAAGAAATATTAAGTATAGGAACCATTAAAGAGATTGCCGAAGAACTTAATATTCTTCCTGACACCGTTAGATTTTATAAAACTAATACTTATAAAAATAGATTATCTAAGAGAAAAGTTAAGAATGCCAGGGAATTAGTCGTATTAGATGAAGATTAGGAGGCTAATATGGATGATGATAAATTAAACAAAATAGCAGCAGAGGCAGTAAAGATACACAAGGACTTTCCGGAAATGTCTTATCATTGGTGCCTTACTAAAGCAAAGGAGGTTATAGCGTATGAAAATAATAATAAACGAAATACCTCCATCAAATAATAAATTTATGGGAAATTCAAACTCTTATCATATTTACGGAAATATAAAAAAACAATGGACTATGTTGGTTAAACTTGCAGTAGGTAGGGACAAGCCAAAGGAACCTATAGAAAAAAGCATAGTAACCATAACCTACTACTTTAAAAATAGAATAAGACATGATCCAGATAATTATTCTGGAAAAATGATACTAGATGGCTTAGTACAAAGTGGAGTAATAAAAGATGATAGCTTTAAAAATATAAGCTTAAGACTTGAAGGAGATTATGACAAAGCAAACCCAAGAACGGAAATAGAAATCCAGGAGGTCTAATGATGGCTGATAAAACATGTCCTAGATGTAAAGAAACTAAAGATGCAACAATGATAAATTTTTCAAGGGATAAAAAATCATCTACTGGTTTAACAGCTTGGTGCAGAGTATGTATAAACGATTACTATAAAAAAAGATATAAGCCTAAAAGTAAAATAAATAATGTCACAAAAGTAATAGAATTTATACCCGAAAAAGAAATACCAAAGGTTATTATGCCAAAAGTGAATATGTTTAAAGGTCATAGCTACTCCATACAGGTGCCAAGACAAGGAAAGGGCACAGAAGGTAGGCTAGTAAGAGGACAAGTCATACAAGAGACAGATAGCTTTATAACATTACAGACTAAAAACTATAAAGAGGGCTTTAGTAGATGGGAGCTAAGTAAATATAAAATAATGGAGGTATAAAAATGGTTTGTAATAGTTGCTATGGCAAAATGGTCGAAGTAAAAATTATAAATAGAGTAAATCATGAACAGATCGTCAAAGTTTGTACCTTATGCGGTAAAACAGCAACAAAGGAAAGCCTATATTATAAATTTAAAAGTGAATATTTAGTAGATTTTATAGATGGTTATATGGAGGTGGCTAATTAATGGGAAACTTAGAACAAGCTTTACAAGAAGATTTACCTTTTGATGAAGATTGCTCCTATAATTGCCACGAAATAGAAAACTGGAAGGAACTTGTTACCCAAAAGAATGAACTACTGATTGAAAAGAATGTTACCATCTTAGAAAAAAATCTAATGATAGTCGAGTTAAGAGATTTGATAGAAGAATTAATGAATGAAAATCAAGCCTATAGAGCTACAATCGACAGATATGATGAATACATAAGCAACTATGATACTGCTAATAAGACAATTTAATAATAAAAATGCTAATTAGGAGGGTTTAAAATGGCAATAACAGAAGGTTTGTGTCCTTGTATGGAAATAGAAGAAGGGTTAATAAATGATTGTGATGATTGCCCTTATACTCCTGTAAATGGAGAGAATGAAACATTTGAACGAAAAGAAGTTGTTATGAAAGACTTAATTAATTCAATAGAAATTACATTATGCCAGCTATTAACAGATATACCATATAAGGATTTAAGTAAGAAAGAGATTAAAGAAGTATTAGTAGAACTGTTAGTAGTAATAAGAGAATTTGATAAGTAATGACCATAAATGTTTTTTATGCGACACAGATAAGGGGAGGACGTTATGTTAAAAATAGGAGATTCAGTTGGAGCAATTTACAAAAGAATCAAAGATGGTGTAGAAGAATGGTATTTACATGAAGATAAAATTAACAAGATTGTTGAACTTAAAAGCGGTAAAAAATATTATACAAAATCTAAATTTTATCCATTAGATGCGGATGATGTTGATAGTAATACAGAAATTCAAGAGAAAAGCGAAGGATATATTCTCACGAGAGAAGTATTCGGACTAAATGATATTACTAGACCAAAAGCTGAAAATTGGGTTGAGTGGACAAAAGAAAATATGGATAAAGCTGTTAGTGCTCTATCATCAATAAAGAGTAATGTCGTATAACAAGTATTAAACGAACTAATCGAATTTATCGAGTAGTTGAAAAGGAGGATTACAAATGATATTAGATAGTGGTAATAGGAGAGAGTTTCCCTCCGGAAGTGTAAGGGATATAAGCGAGGGAAAGGGTCGCTGTGATTTACTTCCTCTTGGAATAATAGGGGCAAGAATGGAAAGTAAAACATTAGAACATATAGAAATGTATATAAGATGTGGAAGTGTTAACGACCTTTGGGCGGCATTGGATTATTGTGTGGGTGGAGAAGAAGAAGATTTTATAACAGCTATGCTAGATGTATCAGTCCAATACGAAGAAGGGGCAAAAAAGTATAGTGATAGAAATTGGGAAAAAGGAATACCGTTACACTGTTACATTGATTCAGCAGTTAGACATTATTTAAAATTCAGTAGAGGTGATGTAGACGAAAATCATTCTAGGGCCTTTATTTGGAATATCATTTGTGCAATATGGACCCATGAGAATAAGCCTGAAATGATAGATTTGCCTTTTAAAGATAATTGGAAGAAGGCTAATCCATTAATAGATGAATTTAATTTTATACAGGAACCTAATGAATAAGAAAATAGTACAAGCAGTGTTAGAAAGGTCAAGGGGAATTTGTGAATATTGCGGAGTATACAAGGGTGACAGCCTTGAACTCCATCATATTATCGGTGGCAATGGTAAGAGAAAACAACATGAATCAATAGAATCAGTTATAGCCTTATGTTATGAACATCATAGAGGGACTAATGGAGTACATGGGAAGAATGGTAGAGAATTAGACTTAAAACTAAAAAGGAAATTACAACAGACATATATAGAGCAAGGATATACAGAGATAAAGGTTAGGAAATTAATGGGCGGAAAATTATATTAGGAGGGTTAAAATGAAATTATGCACGCTAAAGAACGGGGCTATTGTTTGGGAAATAGATGAAATGAGAGTTCAAATTGTAGATTATCACATATGTAAATTTAAAGAAGTTGAAGATAAAATTGAGGTATTCGCACATGGTGGAAATGTAAAAATAACATTAGAAAAAGATAAATTCAAAGAAATGTTCAGAGAGGTTGCTTCATTTTCTAAAGAATAAAGGGAGGATTAATATGTGGAATGAGGTTATAAGAATTGTAAATTTGGATGGAATGTACAGATGTATAAAATGTGGTACTGATTTAGAATATGGAATAGAGGGAGTAGATTTTGAATTTAGTAATGGTTATAGTAATAAAGTTTGCATAAGTTGTGGAGGAACAAAATTTAAAGAATTAGAAGAAGTTACTAATATTTATTATAAATTATATTGGTTTTTAGGAACAGGGATAAGAGCAAAAGCAGAACTAGATACCCAAAACTTATGGGACAAGATTAGAACTTTTATATGGTTAAAATTACCTAAACCAAATAATAAATAAAGGAGGATTAAATGTCAATGGATAATAAGTTTGAACTTGGAGAGTTGCTTTTAATTTATGATGCATTGTTAAGATTACCAATAAGTATAGTTTTAAATGCTGGTGAGATGCCAAGTGGAGTAAAATATCAATCTGTTAGTAGAAGAGATTTATTAACTAAAGTAAAAGAATTAGGTAAACAGTTAGAAAATGCAGGAGGGTTAATATGAGTGACTGGGTAATGTTAATTTATGTTGCTATAACAATAGTATGGGGAATAGTAGGCTATGTTAAAGGATTTGATGATGGTAGAAAAAAACAAGATGAAGATATAGAAAACATCATAGTAAAGGCATTTAAAAAGTATAACGGGTGCTAATATGAAAGCTAACTCCATAAAAATACAATACCCAGAGGACACTAAGCAGATGGAAATAGTCCTCACTACCTACAGAAGCAATCAGACCATACAAGAGATATTAAAATTAAAAGAGATAGTAATAAATGGCAAAGAATTAACAGTTGATATAAAGCAATACAGAAAGAAACGTTCACTTGATGCGAATGCTTATTGCTTTGTGTTGTGTCAGAAGATAGCCGAAGTCATAAAGAATACTAAAGAATATGTATATAAACAAGCTATAAAGCAAGTAGGACAATTTGAGATAGTACCAATTAGAAATGATGCAGTTGAAAGATGGATGGTTGCTTGGAATAGTAAAGGATTAGGTTGGCAATCAGAAATATTAGAGGATAGCAAATTAGAAGGATATAAAAAGACTATAAATTATTATGGTAGTAGCGTATACGACACAAAAGAAATGTCTTTATTGCTTGAAGAAATAGTAGGACAAGCAAAGGAATTAGGCATAGAAACTATATCACAAGCTGAGAAGGTTGCTTTATTAAATAGATGGGGAAAAGGGGTGTAATATGAAGGGGAAAATAGAGAAAGCTAACTTTAAACTAATAGAGGCTGAACTAAGGTCTTTTAAAAATAGTAAAGCAGAATTAGAAGCTTTAAGAAGAGACATAATTGAAGATGCTCAACTACAAGGGGAAAGAGTTCAAAGCTCAACTATAAGCGATACAACATCAAATAAAGCCATTAGGTTAGTTAGTAGTCCTGAGATATTAGAGATAAGCAAGAGAATTAATGCAATAGAAGATGGTTTGATGATAATAGCAAAGCATGACTTAAAAATAAGACTTCTTAAAATGAAGTATTTTGAGCATAAGTACACAGATAGAGGGATTATGGAAGAATTAAACATAGGACAAAATTGCTTTTATAAATGGAGAAATGAAATTATTGCAGTAGTGGCAAATAAATTAGGGTGGAAGATATAGGAGGGGTTAGAGTGGATATAAAAATAGAAATAAAAATAAAATCTCCTAATATAGTAAATTTATGCCCTTATTGCTTAGGTTCGGGAAAACTCAAAGCAATGCAAATGGCAGCTGTTTATGGTGGGGGCTCTATTAGAGTAAATGACACTAAAGTTAAATGTAACCATTGTAATGGTACTGGAAGGAGATACAATGAATAATGATAGATATTCAGAGTTGATGAAAGAATTAGCAGATAAAAAGAAAGAATTTGATAAAATGTATGAAGAAAATCCTCTAATGGAATACAGTACAACACAATTAAAAGCTGAATTGAGAAGGAGAAAAAAGGAGTGTTAGAATGGATAAAGAAAGTATATTAAAAATATTAGACTATATAACATATGCTAAAAGAAAAAATTCAGGTGTATTAATAATTGATGATGAAAAGATGATAGACACAATTGAAAACTCATTAGAAAAACAGATAGCATATAAGCCTCAAGACATAGACAAAACATATAATATGGAAAAGATAGGTACTTGTAAATGCGGTAACAATTCAGTATTAGAGTATGAAAAGTATTGTTCTAATTGCGGTCAACGTTTATATTGGGATTAAACAGGTAAAAAATGGGTAGTTTTGGCATACCAAAAGGTGTTATTATTGTATTATGAGAGATGTGTGTAAAAGGATATAGAGATATGTATGGGATAGGTAAGGATTAATTACCCTTATCGAACAGTGGTATTCCGAACCACCTTCCCATATTAATAATTATCGGACAAGCATTACGGAGGTGCTATTTTATGGAAACAAAGATATGTAGTAAATGTGGAGAAGAAAAATCTTTAGAATGTTTTTATACTGAAAAACGAAATAAAGATGGGTTTACGGGTGAATGTAAAACTTGCTTAGCTATACGAATGAAGCAATACAACAAAGATAATAAAGAAAAAATAGCTATAACAAAGAAGCAATATTGCGCAGATAATAAAGAAACAATATCTATAAAAATGAAGCAATATCAAAAAGATAATAAAGAAACAATTAAGCAATATTACGAAGATAATAAAGAAATAATATCTATAAAAAGTAAGCAATATAGAGAAGATAATCCTGAAAAGTTTCGCCTTTACACCCAACGTCGCAGGGCACTTAAACAAGGGTTACCTAGTACATTAACAACTATCCAGTGGAATGGTGTAAAGGAATATTTTAATAACAAATGTGCTTATTGCGGCGAAGATAAGCCATTAGAACAGGAGCATCTAATAGCTTTAAGTAAAGGTGGAGAGTACACTCATAATAATATTATACCTTGTTGTAGGAATTGTAATAATAGCAAACATGATAAAGACTTTTTTAAATGGTATCCAACACAAAAACAATATAACAAAGAAAGAGAAAGTAAAATATTAACACATTTGGGTTATACAACTGAAGATACACAACAATTGAGCATCCTATAGAGGGTGCTTTTTTAATACCTATTTGGAGTGATAATATTGCGAAAGTACATAAAGAAAATAGGTAAATATAAAATTAAACGAACTAGATTTGATTGGATAGTAATTAATACAATAACACAAGCTCATGCACACTTTAAGTCTAAATGGGGTTGTGAATCAATTATACATATGTTAAATGAAGAAATAGAGCCTGATAATCCTTATTTTATAGAGAGTAAAAGAAGATTAACCGAAGAAAAGAAAGAGAAGCAATATTATATTATAAATAGGGGTGTAAAAAGATGAAGGAATATATCGTATATAAATGTCTAGTATGTGGGTGTATCTTCATCTTACCTAGCGACCACGTTAAATATAACGAAAATGAAGGCAATTATATAACTTGTCCATTTAGAGGGCATAAGCAAATAGTAGTATCAGGAGCATATGACAGTTTAAAAGAGTGTATGGAGCATTCACATTACAAAAGAGATCATAGAGCAATAAAGCAAATAAAATAGTTGTCTCCAGCGTGTGGGCAACCCTAACTAAACGTTTAAATTTAGCCATACTAAAAAAAGTAGATTTGTTTAGAAAAAAAGTGGGATAGGGTAGCTCCTGACAAGTAAAACCTTCCGAGTTTTATTTCCCATTATAGATATTATCGGATAGCACTTCGGAGGTGTAGACTATGGGGAAAAAGTGTAATAAATGTGGAGAAGAAAAAGGTTTAGAATATTTTAGTGCAGATAAGAAAAATAAAGATGGGCTTAACGGTGTATGTAAGGGTTGTGTGGCTATAAGAAATAGACAATGGCGAGAAGATAATAAAGAAAAAATTATACAATGGCGAGCAGATAATAAAGAATGCAAGAAGCAATATGATGTAGATAATAGGAAAATAATATCCGAAAGAAGAAAGGTGTATCGAGAAGAGAATAAAGATAAAATAGCTAAACAGATGAAACAATACAAGATAGATAATAAACAAATATTATTCACAAAATATAAGGAATATGGTATAAACAATAAAGAAAAAATGGTTAATCATAATAAACAATATTACATAAATAATAAAGAGCGAATATCTAAGCAAGTGAAACAATGGCAAAAAAATAACCCAGAAAAGAAACGTATCTATGAGCAACGTCGTGAAGCGATTAAAATAGGGTTGCCTCATACATTAACAGGCGACAAGTGGGAACGAATAAAGCAACATTTCGATAACAAATGTGCATATTGTGGAGAAGATAAGCCATTAACCCAAGAACATTTTATTCCAATATCAAAGGGTGGAGAATATACTCATAACAATATAATACCAGTTTGCCAATCTTGCAATAGCAGTAAACGAAACAAAGATTTCTTTGGTTGGTACCCAAAACATAAATATTATAGCAAGAAAAGAGAAAGAAAAATATTAAAATATTTAGGCTATGAAAACCAATTGCAACAACTAAGTATGTAAAAACGAGGTGAGTAACGTTAATATTATATCTGTAAGTGTGAAGAAAAAGTGTGTAGAAATGGCAAATCAAGGCTTAACATCTTCACAGATTTATACCCAATATTACAGTTCGCTATACGATACTCGTTATACAGGCTTTAGAAGTGCATTAAAACGTTGGAAGAAGAAATCATATAGTGATAATGAAATATTAGAGGTTGGCAATCTTAATTATGACTTTATACCTCATGCAACAACAGTTCAAGTCAATGCAGATGGCGAAATAGTACAAAGTTGGATTAAGTCTAGGACATCTGATAATTTATACTTAGAGATACTAGAAGCTATTAAACAAAATACTACTTATGAAAAGATAGAGATAATAAAAAAAGAAGAAGCTAAAGGAATGTTAGAGATACCTTTATTTGATATGCATTTTGGAGTATCAGATCTAAATCATTATAGAGATACATTACAAGAAATATTATTATTAATAGACAAGCAAGTCTATGAAGAAATAAACATAATAATTGGACAAGATATGATGCACAACGATAACTTCAAAGGTACAACAACCAAAGGAACTGTAATAGAAAAGGTTGACATGATTAAGGCTTGGAATGATGCTAAAACATTTTGGTATAACATAATAGATAAATCAATAGAAAAAGCCAATAAGGTACAAATAATATATTCCAAAGGAAATCATGATACTACAATATCATGGGCATTTATGCAGATGCTAAAAGAACGTTATGGAGATATAGTCGAAGATTCATTAAAAGAACGTAAATGTTTAACATATGGTACTAACTTTATAGGCATAACACATGGAGAGTTTAGAAAGAATAAGCCGAGTGATTTAAGGAGCCAATTTAGTGTAAGGTTTCCTATTGAATTTGCTAATGCTAATGTCAAAGAATTGCATTGTGGACACCTACATAGTGAGCATGAGAAGGATGAATATGGAGTAATGTGTAGGAGATTAAGCACTGCAAATATAACTGATGAATGGTCAGATAGCGAAGGATATATAGGAGCTAATAAGCGTTTTATGTTGTTTGAATGGTCACTAAATAAATTAATATCAATTCATTATGTATAAGGAACTGTAAGGGGTGGTTAAATGTTTGTTATAAAAAAAGGTTGTTTATCAATGGATAATTATGATTTAGACCATTTATCTGATGAAATTGAAGATGGATATAGTCCAAAAGGGATATTAGAAAGTGAATTATCAATGGTTGGCTTAGATATATCAAAGGTCTATAGCATTCAATTAAACGGAGAACAACTCAGGAATAAAAGATATTTAGAAACTTATTCCAAGATAGTATGTGATTTTTAAATGGTTAGTATTAAATAATTATTGAACGAATAGTTGTTAAATTCTTCCTGTTTGTATATACTATAAATAAATAGGGAGGTCGGTATATATGGCATTATTTGGAGAGAAAAAATCTAAAGACGAAAAAGAGCAAGATAAGCTAGAACAATTCATGGAAAAGTATCAACTAGAGGACATTGACGAGAAAGATATGGTAGTGCTTAGAAGAATAGCAAATGATTTAATAGGTAATAGTTTAATGAAAACTGGCATGGCTTTATCAATGGCAAAAGCAGAAGAACAATTAAAGGTTACTTACTTATCAACATTAGTTGAACAGAATTGGCTAATAATTCGCTCGCTAAGCAGATTAAACAAAAATATAGAAAATATGAAAGTGCCTGAATAAGGGTGCTTTTTTTATTGCGATTAATGGGGTGGTGAGGTGGATAAAGGGCTTACACAAAAGCAAGAGAAGTTTGTACAAGGATTAATAAAAGGTAAGTCACAAAGAGAAGCCTATAAAGCCGCTTATAATGCTTCAAAGATGGCAGATAAAACAATAGATGTTAAAGCATCAGAATTATTTAAAAATGGTAAGGTTAGGGTAAGGTTTGAACATCTTAATAATAAGGTCATAAAACGTTCAGAAGAAAAGGCTATTATAACAGCCGAAGAAATAATAAGAGAGATTGCAAATATAGCCAAAGATGATATATCGAACTACTTAGACTTTGAAACTAAAAAAACTATTGTTGCATATGAAGATGGGGAACCTGTTATAGATTATAGATTAGTAGTAGATATGAAAGACAGTAAAAATATAGATACTAAGAACATAGCAGAAGTATCATTAGGTAAAGATGGCCAATTTAAATTTAAACTATATCAAAGAGATACAGCTCTATATAAGTTAGCTGAGATATTTGGATTAAATGAATTAAATAAGGCTAAACAAAAGTTGGCAGAGGATAGGTTAGATATGGATAAAGATATTAACTCTAAAAAGTATTGGTGATAGAGTGGATAAATTACATCAATTTTATTGCAGCAAGAGTTGGAGAGACTTAGCATATAGCTTAAAAATAAAAGCTAATGGTAAGTGTAATAGATGCGGTAACGTTCAATTAGATTTCAGTAAGCTTATAGGGCATCATACAATAGAGCTTAACGAGGACAATATAAACAGCCCATCAATAGCGCTTAATCCTGATAAGATAGAGATAATATGTCATTCATGCCATGATAAGCAACATAGAAGGTTTGGCAATAAGCAGAATGTCTATATAGTATATGGAAGTCCTTTGTCAGGTAAGACAACATTAGTTAGAGAGCTAATGCAGCATGGAGATATGGTATTGGATATGGATGCAATATGGCAGGCAATAACGCTACAAGATGAGTATGTAAAGCCTAGTAACGTACGCTTTAATATATTTGCATTAAGAGATAACCTATTAGATCAGGTTAAAAGAAGGTATGGTAATTGGTATGATTGTTATATTGTTGGTGGATATCCTGACAAGTATGAGAGAGAGAGGTTAGCGCAGTCACTAGGCGCAGAGGTAATCTATTGTGAGAGTACCAAGGAAGAATGTATTGATAGGTTAGATAAGAGTAATAAGCCTGGTCAATGGCTTGAGTATATAAATGATTGGTGGGATAAGTATGAATGAGGATGATAAGAAACTAATAGCTATTGAACTTACTAAAGAACAATGGGAAGAAGTATACCAATGGTATCTATGTATTAAGGATGAATATAGAGTGGAAGATTTTGAAAAGGATGCAGCTAAAACAATATGTGAATCGTTATATGGTGAAGGAAGTTTTATATAATAGCCCCCCTATCAACTGGAATATTACTTAGTTGATTTACTGGGAGTGCTTTTAATTGCAACACACGCTGAACTTTTGACTTTTCATTTCTGAAATTTTGATAACAAATAAAAGTAGGTGAGAACATGGGAACTCCAGAATTAACGAACGAGATTAACAGGCTTAAAGCACAATTCACAGGAGCTGAAGATAATAAAATTAATGCCTTGGAATCATTAATAGAACAAGCGGCCTATGAAAAATTATATTTAAGGCAATTAAATGAACAAGCAATTATAACTGGATTGGTTAAAATACACCCGGATAACCCATCTATCCAGCAGACATTACCTATCTCTGGTGAAATATCAAAGCATTTGGCAGCACTAACGAATATAATGGACAAACTAATGAAGCATTTAGGAGTTACGTTAGAGGATGAAGATGATGAGTTGAGTGAATATGAATAGGTTGCAAGAATTAAGGGAGAGTTACCCTGGTTCGTTCTTACTTGAGTATATTAAAAAGTGTAAAAGTAAAGAAATCATAATAGGGCATGAGTTAATGCAAATGCTCGATATATTACTTACTCACTTTGATGATCTAAATATAAAGTTAGATTTTGAAGGGGCAAATAAGAGAATCAAGTTCATTGAAGAACAATGTAAACATGCTGAAGCTCCATTTGCCGGTAAACCTTTCTTATTAATGTTATTTCAAAAGGCATTCATTGAATCAATATATATATTTACTATCTATGATGATGAAGTACAAACTTGGGTTAGGTTATACAAGGATGTGCTTTTTTTAGTTGCTAGAAAGAATGGTAAAACCCCTTTAATAAGTGCAATATGCTTAGCAGAATACTTTGTAGGTGAGATGGGAACTAAGATTCTATGTAGTAGTAATGACTATACTCAAGCAGACCTGGCATTTAGTGCTATAAATGCTATGAGAGAACAAAGTCCAACACTTGAGAAGGTAACTAGAAAGAATATAAAAGGGATCTTCTTTGGAAATCCTAAGAAGCCTAAGAAAAAAGGTAAATTTAGTTATGCTAACAAAGGGAACATATTAAAAATATCAGCTAAGACAGGAGCTAAAGAAGGAAAGAACATTAGAGTAGGAATGTTTGACGAAGTGCATGAACTAAAAGATTCAGCAGCAGTAATGCCAATCAGACAAGCTTTATCAACTCAAAACAATCCTTTATATTTTGAATTAACAACAGAGGGCTTTACACAAGATGGTTATTTAGACACTAGGCTAGTAGAGGCTAGACAAGTATTAAAAGGAGAACTAGAAAGACCTAGGTGGTTAATATGGTTATTCACTCAGGACAAAGAAGAGGAGATATGGAGAGACGAGAAAGTATGGAGCAAAAGTAATCCGGGACTTGGTACTATAAAGAAATGGTCCTTTGTAAGAGAGTTAGTCGAGGAATCAAAAATCAATAGTGCAACAAGAGCTTTTGCAATGGCAAAGGATTTTAACTTTAAACAATCTAATGCTCAAGCATGGTTGCAACAAAGTGAAATATTAAATACTGAAACCTTCGATTTGAAAGACTTTATCGGAGGCTTTTATATATCTGGGAATGACTTTGCAGAAACAACTGACCTTTGTGCATCAAGAATACTTCTTAAGAAACCTAATGATAAAAAAACATATCTTTATTCAAGATATTGGATACCTGAAAGTAAGTTAGTAAATGCTCCTGATGATGTGGACTATAAAGAGTGGGAAAGAATGGGCCTAATAACAATAGTACCAGGGAACACAGTAGAAAGTTCCATGATTGCTGATTGGCACTTTCAATTATTAAAAGAATACGATTTAAAACCTTTTAAAAGTGGTTATGATAATAGATTTGCTAAGGACTTCCAGAACCGTTATATAGAGATATTTGGAGATAAGATAACCGTCAATATACCTCAAGATTTTAAAGTCTTAAATAACCCTATGAGGACACTTGAAGCAGATTTTAGAGATAAACTAGTCATTTATAATAATAACCCTATAGATTATTGGTGTTTTTGCAATACTGGCATTAAGTTAGACCAAGTAGGAAGGATTATACCTACTAAGATGCACGCTACTAAAAAGATAGATGGTACAGCAACAGCGGTTATAGCCTATGCAACCTTAGAGTGGTATAGGAGCGAATTTATGTCCTTAATTGGATAAGGGAGAAGGTGAAAAATGGGAATTTTAAATTATTTAAAAAGTGTTTTACCAAACAACCAAACAAAGTATCAATCGTGGTTAATGAACTCACAACCTATATTCACAAGCTTTGGTAAGAATATTTACTTAAGTGATTTTGTAAATAATGCGATTGATAGAGTAGCAAGTGAGATAGGAAAGATAGAATTAAAAAGCATTGTGCAAAATGACGATATATTGCAAATACAAAATGATGATATAACAAGGTTATTCCGATTTAAGCCGAATCCTCTACAAACTACAAGTGATTTCTTTGCTAATGTAGAATGGTTAAGGCGTAAGAATTGTAATGCTTTCATATATCCTCAATATCAACTAATAACTCTTCCAGATGGTAGACAGTTTAGAAGATACACAGCTTTTTATCCTCTTAAACCTAGTGCGGTATACATTGGTGAGAATAATGGCCAAGCATGGGAAATAAAAATGGATTTTGAAGATGGAAGTAGTTATACATTGCCTTATGCAGACTTAATCCATATGAAATGGAGAAGGGGAGCAAACACTGTAGTAGGTGGCGGTGATGATTATGGACAAGTCAATGATTATGACATTATCAGGACCATAGATGCATTAGATAAAACAATTCAAGGATTACCTAAGAGCATAGAAGCATCCTTGCAAATAAAAGGCGTGTATAATGCTAAAACATTAACAGATAGCTTTAAATTAGGAAAAATAAGAGAAGATTTTGAATCCCATATGAGTACAAGTAAAAGCGGAATCATTGCTACTGATTTAGGAGGCGAATTTACTCCGGTAAGAATAACGGCCCCCGAAATATCTGATACGGCATTAAAATTCTTGAAATCAGTTATACAGGAACGTTATGGAGTATCAGCTGCAATCCTATCAGGTGATTATGATGGTAAACAACATGGTGCATTTTATCAAACTACAATTGAAGAGTTCATAGTTCAATTCGAACAAGCTATGTCAGCTTGTGTATATAGCCCTAGAGAACATGATGTAGGTCATAGAGTTAAATGTTATTACTCTAAAGTTAATTACATGGCTACTGAAGATAAAAAAGACCTCTCTAATTTAGCAAAAGAAACTGGAATAATGACACTTAATCAGATTAATGAAATGTACGGCATTCCACCATTTACTGAAGGCAATAGGAGGCTTCAAAGTCTTAATTATGTAAATATCAAAGATATAGATGCTTATCAGAAAGGGAAAGCAGGAGTAAAGGAGGTAGAAGATGAGCAAGACTAATAAAATACCAGATAAAGACAAGATACAGTATTCTAGATTTAGCGAAACGCATGAATTAAGAGCAATAGAGCCTACTGATAAGACAGGTTACGTTATAGAAGGGTACGCAATTGTTTATGAGCAAGAAGTAAGTATAGGTGGTTGGTTTAATGAAATTGTAAAACGAGGCGCTATAGATGGAGCTGATTTGACCGACGTTCCATTGTTTATACATCATAATGGCGATTATATTCCTTTGGCAAGGAGCAGAAGAAACAACGCTAATTCAACTTTACAACTAACTCCTGACGATAAAGGGTTACATTTCAGAGCAGAATTAGATGTTGAAAATAATGCAGAAGCTAAGTCTCTATACTCAGCAATACAACGTGGAGACATATCAGGAATGTCATATTCATTCAGAGTAAAAGAAGAAAAGTGGTTAAACATGGATACTCCTACCCCTACAAGGGAGATATATAGATTTAAAAAGATAGGAGAAATATCAGCCTTATGGAGTCCCGCTTATGATGGGACTAGTATAGAAGCTCGTGCCAAAGAGTTGGATAACTCGGATAAAATTGCATTGGATAGTGCAAGGGCAGCGTTGGATAACGGTAAAAACGAGTTAGAAGTCGAGAAGCTAAAACTAAAAATAAAATTTGGAGGTAATAATTAATGAAAGAGAAATTATTAAAACTATTAAAGACTAAGCAAGAGGCAAGAGCAGCAAAAATGAAGGATGTTGATAAAGCTACAGAGGTTGCAGAATTAAGAGGATACCAAACAGAGTTAGAATCCATAGACGAAGAAATCAGAAGTTTACAAGCAATGATTGATGGGTTAGAAGAAGCGCCTGCAAACGAAAGAACAGCAGTAGTAAATGGAACAATTCCAGATGCTGTAGTATCAGGAGTAAAAGGACAAGAAAAACGTAAATCAGTAGATGAAAGTGAAATGGAGTATAGAAAAGCATTTCAACAATTGGCTACTAAAGGAACTCCAATACCGGCAGAATTAAGATCTGATGCAAACACTTTATTAAGTGACATTCCTGGAGCATTACCTACAATTATGGTTAACAGAATTGTAGAGAAGTTAGAATCAACAGGTATGATCTTACCTTTAGTTAATAGAACAGCATTTGCAGCAGGTATTGCATATCCTACTTCAGCAGTAAAACCAGTAGCAACATTTGTGTTAGAAGGAGCAAGCTCAGACAGACAAAAGAAAACTACAGCAACATCAATTACTTTTACAAACTTTAAACTTAGATGTGAAATTTCAATGTCTATGGAAGCATCTACTATGGCCTTAGCAGCATTTGAAGCAGCATTTGAGAGACAAGTTGTTGAAGCTATGGTTAAGAAACTTGAAGCTACTATTGTTTCCGATGCTGATGGAACAGCATCGCCAAAAGGTATATTAGCAGAAACTCCAGCAACAGGGCAAGCATTAACTGCTAAAACTTTATCATATAAGCTTTTAGTAGATGCAGAAGCAGCGCTCCCACAAGCTTATGAGAATGGAGCTGTTTACTGTATGACTAAGAAAACATTTATGGCTTATGTTGGAATGGAAGATGCGGAAGGAAACCCAATAGCTAGAGTAAATTATGGAATTGGCGGCAAGCCAGAAAGAACTTTATTAGGTAGAACTGTAGTGTTATGTGGAGATTATATGGATTCATTTAGTGCAACACTAACAGTAGGAAAAATCTTTGCTTTCCTATTCAACTTTGCAGATTACACGTTAAACACTATTTACGATATGGGAGTACAAAGAAAACAAGATTGGGATACAGAAGATATGCTTACTAAAGCAGTAATGTCCGTAGATGGAAAGGTAATTGATAAAAATTCCCTTGTAACTATAGCTAAATCAGCGTAAGGAGGGGTAGAAAATGTTATCAGCTTATAAACATGGATTTGGACAAATAATAACCACTGATGCTAATGAAGTGAGTGTAGATCGTTCATTTCTGGCTCATTTTCAAGTAGCAGCCGCTAAGGCGACCGGGGCAAGTAATACTAGCGTACACGCTGCGGTGACTTTGGGGGAAACGGGAACCAATGTGACCACAGCAATTACAAATCCAACAGTTCCTAGAAACATTATAATTAAGGGAAGCGCTGTTGGAATGCAGGGCGAAGTTGGGATTACCGGTACAAACTACAACGATGAAGCAATAACGGAGGTATTAACAGTTGATGGAGCAAGTGCTGTTGCAGGAGCTAAAGCATTTAAAACTGTCAATTTAATTCAGCTTCCCGGTAAAACGAATGCTAGTGGTGACACTATTTCGGTCGGAACTGGGGAGATATTAGGATTGCCATACAAGTTGGCGCACAACACCTTATTAGTCTCATATCACGACAACGCTTTGGAAAGCACAGTAGCAACCGTGACAGTAAGCGCAACGAACTTGGAAAGCAATACTGTAGATATCAACACAAGCTTAAACGGAAAAGCGTTAGATTTTTATCTAATTGTGTAAGGAGGTAATGGAGTATGGCATTACTAGAAGATGTAAGACCAAGGATAGGAGTGTTCTACTCCGACCCAAATAAAGATCTAGAAGTACAACAAATGATAGATGGAGCAATAGCATATTTCAAAGGTGGGGGATGGGATGTTTCCATCCCTTCTCCTTTATCTACAGAAGCAGTAATCTTATATTGTAAAATGGCACAAAGCACAGACCCTTCTCTATTAACTAATCATCCAGTATTAATCTCATTTATAGCACAAGGTAGGGCGGTGGTCCAAGATGTTGAAATTTAATCCTACTACACCGATTAAATTTTATACAAAAGAAAGCTCTTATGTACCAGGACAAGGCACAGTAAACACTTGGTCATTACTTGCTAGTGGAGGGTTTAATACCTTCTACGGTGAATGGAGAGGCTCGTTTGGAGATAGAGCAATGTCAGCTGAGGCATTAGGCGTTAAGGATTCAGCTACTATTAGAACGTTCTATAATCCTATTACTTGTGCAAAGCTTAAAACTGTAAAGGTAATAGTAGTAAAAAATGCAGATAGTACGGCTATTGTTAATGGTGAACCTAATTTGAATAATCCTAATGTTTATGAACTTTGGGGTGGAGTAGATAATGTACTAGAACAAAATCAATTTATGGAATTTAGGGTTAGGAGGTATGAAGGACTATGATAAAAGACTTAGTACAAACAACCCTTGATACTGTACTTTATACTAAAGGTATTTATGTACATGAGCAAAGGAAATCCGGAACAGATGCAAATGAATATGTTGTATATAGTTCAGGTGGAGATAGTGGAGAAGATTTTGCAGATGATGTAGTATTAACTAAAAATGCAAGTATAACGGTTAGGTATTATTACAGAGCAGAAAAGCTTGATAATTATACAAATAGGAAAAAGGTTAGAGAGATTGAGGATCTAATCGAAACATCTTTGAATGGAGCAGGTTTTGACATCCCAAATGGTCGTTTTGATGTTGGGGATATTGATGATATAGGATATATGGCTACGGTGTTTGAATGTGAATACTGGAGATTAGTATAATGAGTAGGAAAGAGGCTTTAGAAAGAGGACGAGCAATAGGAAAGTATGAAGGGTTCACAAGTGTTGGAGTAGATGGTTTAGAAGATGCAATTTTAGGCATTTTGGAGGGATATGGCGATTTAATTTATCAAGCTACAGAAGATGGATTAGATGCAGCTGAAAAAGTATTAATCAATAACCTAAAAGTAGCAAGCCCTAAAGCATCAGGTCATTTTGCTAAACAATGGAGAAGTAAAGGTAAAAAATATAAACTTGTTAGATATGTAGGAAACACTGAGACAGTAACAAGCAAGAGTGGGGAACTAGTTGCACTCGCTAATATATTTGAGTATTCAACTACAAGAGGAAAACCATTTATAAAAGAAACTTTTCAAAGAAGTATTAACGAAATGGCAGCAGCAATTGTTGCTGAAATAAAGAAGGAGGTTTAACATGGCTAATAAAGTTAAATATGGTTTAAAAAATGTATATTATTCAGTAGTTACTGATACTGCCGGGGTAATAAGTTATGCAACGCCAGTTATTATACCTGGCGCAGTAAATATAGCATTAAGTGCAAAGGGTGACAAAACAGAATTTTACGCGGATGATATACCGTATTTTGTTGCAAATTCAAATCAAGGGTATGATGGTAGCTTGGAAATGGCATTGCTACCTGATGCTTTTAAGAAAGATGTATTAGGTGAGGTCGCAGATGCTAGCGGAGCATTGTTTGAAGATGCAGATGCGTTACCTAAAACTATTGCATTAATGTTTGAATTTACAGGAGATGCAAACGCAATAAGACATTTACTATATAACGTATCTGTAGCAAGACCTAATATAGAAGGTAGTACAAAAGGCGCTTCCATAGATGTAAAAACAGAAACATTAAATATAACAGCAAGCCCAGCGTTAGATACAGGATATGTAAAAGCTAGAGCCGAAGTTGCTAATACATCATACGCTACTTGGTTTACTACTGTTTATAAATTCGTACCCGTAATTTAGGAGTGAGATAAATGGAAAGAATAATAACTATTGATGGGCGCCAAGTGAAATTTAAAAGCACTGGCGCTTTTTTATTAAGGTATAAATCACAATTTCATAGGGATGCGCTGCAAGATATTTTTAAATTACAAGATGCAATAGATTTAGATACTAATGCGATAAAAAATATAGAAGCATTGAATCTTGAGATATTTTATGATTTAGTTTGGACACTGGCAAAGACAGCGGACACAACAATAGACCCGCCTTTGGAATGGTTAGATACATTCAATGAGTTTCCATTGATGGATATAGTTCCACAAGTAATGGATTTAATATTTAGTTGCTTAAGTTCTTCAACAGCTAGTAAAAAAAAAGTATAAATAACACAGAATCAGGTGAAGCCTCTTTTGAACTAACAACAGAAAAATTAATGTTGAGAAGTATCGAAAGGGGTTTGCTTTTGTCCGAATGGGATAATGTAACTATTGGAATGATATTAGATTTTAAAATAACTTATGACAATGAACATTTAGATGATGAAGATAGAGAAGAAGAAATAATAGTAGCCGACCAATTTGAATTTGATCGCTTTTAAAGTGAGGTGAAAATATGGCAAATAAAATAGCTGGACTAACTATAGAAATTGGTGGAGAAACATCCGGCTTAACAAAAGCTCTAACAGGTGTAAATAAACAATCTAAAGACCTACAAGCAGAATTAAAAAATGTTGATAGACTATTAAAATTAGACCCTAAAAACACAGAATTGCTGGCTCAAAAACAAAAGTTGTTAGCTGATTCTATTTGCGCTACTAAAAGTAAACTTGATACGTTAAAAGAAGCAGAAAAACAAGCACAAGAACAATTTAAACAAGGCAAAATCGGGGAGGAACAATATAGAGCAATAGAGAGAGAAGTAATAGCAACAGAACAAAGTCTTAAAAAATTAGAAACTAGTTTAAAAGAGACAAATAAAAATTGGAAAGAAACTGCTGATAATTTGGACAAATTTGGAAAGAAATCTACCGAAATAGGTAAAGATTTATCAACTAAAGTAACATTGCCAATATTAGCAGCAGGAGTCGCATCTTTTAAGTTTGCGGCAGACTTGCAAGACGCATTTGGAGCAACTGAACAAATATTTAAGAGTGCTGGTGGGGATGTAAAAAAATGGGCAGATGAATTAGAAAGTTACTACGGAATAGCTGAAGGCGAAGCGTTAAATTATGCTAATATTATGGGAGCTATGCTACAAAATATTGGAGGATTAACAGAGGAAGAAGCTGCAAAACAATCTCAAACACTGGTAGAGTTGGCAGGGGATTTAACAGCTATGTTTGGTGGCACAACTGAAAGTGCAGTACAAGCATTAACTGGTGCATTAAAAGGTAATACATCAATGCTAGATAACTATGGTATGGGTGTTAATGATGCTACTATCAAAACAAAAGCATTAGAGATGGGGTTGTATGAAGGAACAGGCACAATGGATTTAGCATCTAAACAAGCAGCTACATTAGCTTTAATCATGGAACAGACCGCAGATGCACAAGGACAGGCTAGCAAAGAGGCAGAAGGTGCATCGGGCAATATGAGAGGGTTAGTAACTGAGCTAAAAAATATGGCAACTGAAATCGGTGAAGTTTTGCTACCAATTATTACTCCATTTATTGCAAAAGTAAAAGAAATCATTGAAGGATTTGGCACATTATCACCTGAAATGCAGAAAACAATAATAATCATAGCGGGCTTGGCAGCTGCATTAGGCCCTATACTATTAATAGTAGGTCAAATGTCTATAGGGATAGGAGCAATAATAGCAATATTGCCAGTCTTAGGAACTGCTTTTACATTCTTAACTGGTCCGATAGGTATAGCAATAGCAGCAATAGCAGCAGTAATAGCAATAGGTGTACTTTTATGGAAAAATTGGGACACAGTGAAAGCCAAAGCAATAGAAATAGGTGGAATGGTTTCCGAAACATTCACTAATTTAGTTAATGGGGCCAAGGAATGGGGCACGAATCTAGTTGATGGTTTATGGAATGGAATGGTAGGCATGAAGGATTGGATAATTGGCAAAGTAACAGGTTTCGCAGCTGATATAGCAAACGGATTTAAAAACTTCTTTGGTATAGCTTCACCATCTAAATTGATGGCTGAATATGGTAAAAATATAGATGAAGGACTTGCAGAAGGTATAAGTGCTAATGAAAATATTCCTATTAATGGTATTATTGCATTAGGAGAAAAAATGTCAGAAGCGGCTAGAAAAGCTTACTTAGGTGCTTTGGAAATTATATCAGCTCCAATGGGTATGGGTGAAAAATCTAGCAGAGCAAGCAGCTTAAATGATTTATTGAAAAATGGAACCATTACAGTACAATCAATGAAAAACTCAGGAACTAATATACTCGACTTGATTGACGGTGGTTATGAAAAAGCTAAAGATACTGTAAATAAATCAGCGGCTTCAGCTTCCGTGAATTTGAATATAGGAACTTTAGTTGCTGATGATTATAGCTTAAAACAACTTGAAAGAAAACTTGCTACTGTACGCATAGGTGAAAACGATAGAATGGGGGTAACGGTATGAAACTAAATGGAATAGTAATACCTGAACCCCGGACTACGGATATTGTACCTTTTGAAATATCTGTTAAAGATAGGACTGCAAGCGGGAGATTGGTTAAAGATATAAAAGCTTTTAAAAGATATATAAATCTTCCTTATCTTGGACTTAAACCAGCAACTATTAAAGTATTTAAAGATGTTTTTTATTCGGGAGAAGCAGTACCTTTTGAGTATAATGATTCTGAAGGTACTCAAGTAGTAAATGTATATATAAATACTTTACCCGAGAGTTTGCTAAAGGCAAACCCTACGCTTAGCCAAAATGTAACTATAACCTTGGAAGAGGTGTAGACTATGTATACTGTAAGTACTGAATACACAAATAAAATAAAAGCACAAACTAGACGAGTATATGGAAAAATTCAAATAGATTATACAGATCCTTTTATGGACCAATCAATAGGAATAACATCAAATGAAGAAGCTAATATATCCTATGATGACCAAGTAGCTGACAACTTAGTAAATCCAATAGGTAAAATATTATCATTAGATGGTAGTTGTCCTTTAGATGGTAGTTATGTATTAGCTCCTACAATCGAAGAAGCAGAAACTCGCCAAATGGGTTGGTGGGGTAGTCAGTTATCAGGTGTTGGTGGAGCTTTTATTGTACCTTATCCTACATTGACCGCAAGCTTTTATAGTAGACCAATATTAAGTTTAAAGGTAATAGGAGATAGTGCAAGACTAGAATATCCAATAGACTTTACAATCAAATTATATGATGGAGCAGATACTTTATTACACACTGAAGCTGTAGCCTCTAATAGCCTCGTAGCGTGGAGTAAAACTTTAAGTAGTGCAATTACTCAAGTTACTAAAATGGTGCTTGAAGTAACTAAGTGGAGTCACGTGGGTAGACAAGTAAAGGTGTTAGAGTTTTTTACCTCTATTCAAGAAATTTATGAAGGTGATGATATTCTAATGATTAATCTCTTAGAAGAAAGAGAAGTATCACAAGGATCATTGCCAGTAGGGAATATTAGCAGCAATGAAATTGACATAAGATTAGTAAATGAAAACAGAAAGTTTGATGCAGGCAATACATCAAGTCCTTTATATCAAATACTAAAACAGAATAGAAGAATAAAAGCCTGGTTAGGTGTAGATGTATTAGGAGTTAAGGAGTTTGTACCTTTAGGAACGTTTTGGACTGGTGACTGGATAGTACCTGAACAAGATGTTTACGCTCAAACTACAGGGAGAGATAGACTAGAATTATTAAGGACATCAACTTATTCTACAAGTGAAGTTAAAATAAATGCAACCCTTTATGATTTAGCAATAGAGATATTAACAGATGGTGGACTAACAGTAGAAGAATACTTCGTAGATACTGAATTACAAGGCTATATTATCCCTTATGCATGGTTTGATAGTCAAAGTCATAGAGAAGCATTAAGGAAGATTGCAGAGGCTTGTCTAGGCCAAATTTATTGCGATAGAAGCGGAGTATTAAGAATTGAAGGACCATCTTATTTAGATGTTAATTTAACAGTTGATACCCTTACAAAAGATGATTATTTTAACAAAGATAATCCGGTTAAATGGAGTGAAGTTGTTAATTATATTGAAGTAGAAACTCAACCATTAAGGCCAGACATACTACAAGAAGTTTATAAATCTAATAATCCAGTTGCAATAGGGATAGAAACTAAAACTATGACTATATTTTATAATGAATCTCCTTGCATAAATGCAGTAGCAAGTATTACGGGTACTGGAACAATATCAAGCGCAACTTATTACTCATGGGGTGCAAGTGTAACAGTAACCAGTGGATCAGTGGGAACATTTGAAATAACAATCAATGCTCAACCTTTAAAAGTATTAAATAAAGATAGAGTAATAAGACAAGACGAATCATCAATTTTAGAGATGGGAAAATTAAAGTATTCATACGCAACTAATCCTTTAGTACAGACTTTAGAAGTCGCAGAAATTATTGCAGACAAGCTATTAGCTTATTATAAAAACGCAAGACGAGATGTTGAAATAGATTGGAGAGGTAATCCATCTATGCTATTAGGTGACAGAATAACAGTAACAGACGATAAAGAACAGAATGACTATTATATAGTAAAACAGGAATTAGAATTTGATGGTGGACTTAAAACTAAGCTATCAGGGAGGCGTGTATAATGATAACTCCTATAACTGATTGGGAAAATAATGATGTATTAACAAAAATAGATTTTGACAGAATAGAAAAAAATATTGAGTATCTTAGAATACTTTTAGGATAGGTGATAGTATGCCATGGATTAATCCCAAACTAGATTGGATTGCAAACCCAGTAAATCCCACAAGTGTGGACATGAATAGAATTGAAAGTAATATTGATTTTATAAATACTGATATAGAAACTAAAAAAGGCTCAATAGTAGATGCCTTGATTAATGTAGGTATACCAACATTAATTACTGATACTCATGCAGCAATAGCAGCTAAGATTGCAGCAGCAGAAAAAACAGGGGTAAGCATTACTCCAAGTGCAATAAATCAAGCTATACCAAAGGGAATATTTAATACTGGTGGCGGCGTAGTTGTTGGGGATGCTGATTTAGTAGCTAGTAATATAGCAAATTTAAAAGATGTATTTGGAATAATTGGTACATTTAAAGGAATTAAGAGTATACAACAAGGGAGTTTGTATAATAGTGGAGTTGCTTCCGTTTCGGCTACTATTAATGCGGTTAATATAGATAACAGTATTATTCTAACCGATTGGAGAACTTTCCCTTCTACTTCTGACCATAATATGTTATATGATTGCTCTTTTGCAAGTACTACTTCTGTAGTTTTAAAAGCATCAGTTAATTATTCTGGTGGCTATTTAGATTTTATAGTAATTGAGCTTGAACCAACAGTCATAAAATCACTCCAAAGGGGTGTTGCAACAGTTCAACCTGGAACTCCTGTAGTCATTGCACTAACATCAGTAAATTTGAGTAAGTCAATAGCATTTTGTGCAGGCGGATATGGAAGGTATAGAGGGACAGGTTCAGATACACAAGGTCATATATATGTAAGTACAAAAACAACCACGTCTGTAACACTTACCAATCCACACAGTTCCGCTGGACTAAATACACATTGGCAAGTAATAGAATTTTATTAGGAGGTATAGCATGGCTTATTATGCACAATTAGGTAAAGACAATATAGTAGTAAGTGTATCCAATCTATCGGCTAAAGTTGTATCAAGTAGTTTAATAGAATTAGCAACCAATGATACTTTATTACTTGGTATGACTTATAATAATGGAACATTTATAGATACACCAATCGTTGAACCATTACCAGAACAACCGGATAGGATTGATGTATTAGAGCAAAAGGTAGCTGAACAAGATATGGTACTAGAAGAAATAATGTTCGTAATTATACCTGAAATGATGGGAGGAGGAATTTAATGATGGCTATGTATATCGCAACAAAGATTTTAAGTGGTAGTCAAGATTATACCTATGTGTTTAGTATTAGTTTATATAAAAAGTATCAAGACGATGTGGATGCAATTCTAATCGGTGAGGGTAGACAAGACTTAATTGTCTAGGGAGGTGATAGCTTGATTTTAAATATGGCAACAAAGGCAGGAATAAGAATAACTAACAAAGAATATCACTTAGAAAATAATATATTAACACTAGAATTTGATGTAGGAGATTATGATCTAGTAGGTAAAACTGTAACTGCAGTATTTGCTCCTACACAGATAGAGACAGGAGCCCTAGAAGTAGATGGCAGCATTATAAAGTTATCTATAACAAGTGGGTTAATCGAGCATGGAATAAATTATATTCAACTTAATTTTAGATGGAATACAGACAAGCTAGAACAATCAGGTAAGATGATGTGGGTAATAGATATGTCTTTACCTACTACGGAGGTAGCGCAAGAAACAGTAGATATAATAAGTTATCTTGTTAGCATAGCGACTACCGCTAAAACTGATGCAGATGATTTAGTTGAATTAGTAACATTAGCAGAAGGTATTAGGGTTAGTCAAGAAAACAATCGGAAAGATTTAGAGACTATCAGAGTAGATAAAGAAGTAATTAGGGAATCAAACGAAGGTACTAGAAAATCTAATGAGATAACTAGAATAGCAAGTGAAGTTACCAGAGGTACTAATGAAACTAATAGAGGCGTAGCAGAAGGTAGCAGAGTAACTGTAGAAGGTAGTAGAGTTATTGCAGAGACTACTAGGGTAAACCAAGAAGCAGCTAGAGTAATAGCAGAAAATGGTAGACTAGCGTTAATAAATAGTAAGGCTAGTCAAGTGGACTTTGATGCACATAAGGCAGAAAATGCGTCACATTTGTTAAATTATGCGACACAATCTAATATAAAAGGTACAATCCAATCTGTCGCATTTAATCCAGACAAGTCAATATTAAGAATTGAGCATAGCAGCGGAAGTAATATTTTAAGAAATGATTCTTTTACGTATGCCACTAATTTAATCACTGAAGTTAGAACTCTTTCTACAGGACAAGTATTAACATTAAAACATCATTTAGATACTTTTGTAACGGAGGTAATATAAAATGGATATGAGTTTAATTATAAATGACAAAGCTAAAGCTGTTCCAGTGCTTTCATTAGGTTCAACAGATGGAGTTGCAACATACCCCTTAAAGGTAAAAGATACAACTGGATTATTGTTAGTAGATTTAGATACACCAATTATATTTATTGATTTAGCAAGTAACGTTTCTATCACAGATGCTATTTCACATTCTTATAAGTTTTCGGTAGCTACTGGCTTGGATTATAACAATATAGCACGATTTAGAAGATGGCAAATATCATTTTTTCACACTCACAATGCCCCAGTAACAGTAACACTTAACACATATTGCAGAGCATTAAGACAAACATCAGGAGCTGTAGTAATGTATACATCAGCAGGGTTTATGCCAGCAGGCAATACTAAAAAAATCATAACATCGATTGATGCAGGAGCAGGTTCAAGTGGGATTATATCTGTACCTTTACTTGATGGTATTCATGGGGATATAGAAGTAGTCATA